CCGAGAGCCGCGGACTATCATCTGAGGAAAGCGAAAAGATTGCTCGCATTGAGGCTGACATTGACCAGCGCGATGCAGCGATTGACACCGCACGCAAGCTAACCGAGCGCGAGAACCGTGCTTACGAAGCTGCTGCAACACTAAACACAACCGTTGAGGAAAGCCGTCAGTCAGAGTCTGACATCCTTCGCTCAATCGCTATGGGAGAAATCCGTGGCGGACACGAGTTCAAGTCTGAGAAGCGTACCCTAACTTCTTCTGACAACACTGTTCCAAAGAGCTTCTACGACCAGGTATTCCAGATCGCAAGACTGGCTGGTCCAATGCTTGACCTTGGACAGGTTATCAACACAACTACTGGTGAGTCACTAACCATCCCAACCCTAACTGCTCGCTCAACCGCGACCATCAAGGGACAGGGTGTACAAATCTCTGACTCCGACCCAACATTCAGCTCAATCGTTTTGGGTGCTTTCAAGTACAGCTTCCTAGTACCTGTTGCCAACGAACTATTGAACGATGCAGGGTTTGACCTATCAGCGCTTATCGCTGAGCAGGCTGGTAACTCAATCGGTTTCGCAGTAAACACTGGTCTAACCACTGGAACTGGAACTGTTGAGCCTACTGGTGTTATGACCGCTGCTTCATCTGCCGTCACTGGTGGAACTGGAGTATCTGGTGCGCCAACATACGAGAACATCGTGGACTTGGTTTACGCACTAGATGGACAGGCACGCTTGCTTCCTGGTGTTGGATTCATCACCGCAAAGACTGGTCTTGCTGCACTTCGTAAGATCAAGGATGGCGATGGTCGCTACATCTGGACTGAAGGCGGAAACGCTGCTCAGAACCAGCCAGCAACCCTACTTGGCTACCCAGTCTACGAGAACCCAGCAGTTGCCGCAGTTGGCACAGCAGCTTTCTCATTGGGCTTTGGACACATGCCATCGTACAAGGTTCGCACCGCAGGTGGAATCCAAGTGGCACAGTCATCCGACTTCGCGTTCGACAAGGATGTAACCACATTCCGTGTCACCATGCGCGTAGACGGAAACCTAACCCACGCTTCACATGTCGTGAAGTTCAAGGGTGGCGCAAGCTAAACCCTAGCTAAAAGCTGATAGACCCCTAGCGTGTAGGTTCGCTAGGGGTCTATCTTTTGCTATGCTAAGGACAAAGAAAGGCAACCTACATGTCTAAAATAAAAGGGACTGTTTCCGTATTCTCAAATTCACCTGGACAACCTACAGGCTACGGCATTGCTACTGAAGCACTTATACAAAGACTAAAAAGAGACGGCGCAGATGTAGCTGCTATTTCTAACTATGGGAACGAAGGGATCAAGACTCAGTTTGCAACAGAATACGGCGATGTTCCTGTTTACCCTCGCGGTGCTGAAGCTTATTCAAATGACTCAGCTATCTTGGGACATAAGCACTGGAGAGCGCTAAACAAAAAGCAACCCGACCTGCTAATTACTCTTTACGATGTTTGGGTCTTTCAGGGCAAGGGCTGGGATGACATAAATGTTGCATCCTGGACACCTATTGACCACAGCCCAGTTCCACCAGCCGTAGCCAAGTGGAGCGCAAAAGAAAATGTCACGCCTCTTGCAATGTCAAAATTCGGTCAGAAAGAGCTGCAAGCTAAGGGCATAGATTCCATTTACATTCCTCATTCGGTAGATACAAAGGTTTTCAATCGCAGAGAAAAGATTGCTGGGCAGTCAATCGAAGATTACATGGGATTCGGCAATGACCGTTTTGTAGTTGGCATGAACGCAGCCAACAAGTCTGGTGGCATTATCCATCGCAAAGCGTTTGGTGAAAACCTTATGGCTTTTGCTATTTTTGCTAAAAAGCACCCAGACGCAATCCTTTACATTCACACAGATCCAGTTAGCCCTCACGGATGGAACCTAATGGGCCTTGGCGAGATTTTAGGCATACCAAAAGACAACATGGCCTTTGTAGATCCTGTCAGCTACCGATTCGGTATTAGTCAAGAAGACCTAGCTGGAATCTATAGTGCTTGGGATGTAATGCTTGCCACAAGCTATGGAGAGGGATTCGGTATTCCAACAGTTGAGGCTCAAGCCTGTGGCGTGGCAGTAATCGTGTCTGACTTTGCTGCTTCGGCTGAGCTAGTAGGGGAAGGATGGACTGTTGGCGGTCAGCCTTTGTACGACAACTCTCAAGGCTCATTTTTCACCATACCTTCGGTTCCACTAATTGTGCAGGCATTAGAAGAAGCCTACGAAAGAGGAAAAGGAAAGTCCGACAAGGCTATTGAGTTTGCTAAGCAATACGACCACGATGTTGTATGGGATAAGTATTGGACACCAGCACTAAAGAAGCTACTCAAGTGATTCCAGTCTTAGGCTTTTGTACCCTAAGCCGTTTTGACCTAGCCGAACGCTTGATGCTTTCGATTGACTACCCAGTTGAACATTTGGTTGTTATTGACAACTCAGGCACGCAAAACTGGATGCCACCACGAGTAGCCATGGCTAAAAACCAGTGGAACATTCAAGTACCACACGGACTTGGTTTGGTTGGCGCTTGGAACCTAATTGTCAAGACCACACCACTTGCTCCTTACTGGGTACTTGTAAACGATGACGCTTGGTTTGAGCCAGGCGCACTAGCCAAGATTGCAGAACAAGCAGACCCAAACGCGCTTTCTTTTCCAGACATTGTGCCAGATTGGTCATGTATCGTGCTTGGAGAGCGCGTAGTAGACAAGGTAGGGCTTTATGACGAGCGTTTCTACCCGCTTTACTTTGATGACAACGATTATGAGCGCAGAATTGACAAAAAAGGCATTGAAATCAAGCGGATTCAAGCCAAAGTTCATCACGACAACAGTTCAACCATCAAAAGTGGCTTTGAAAGCCAAAATTCGGTCAGTTTCAGGGCAAATCAAGCCCTTTTAGATACAAAAATAGCGGAAAACGACTATTCAGAGGGTCAGTGGAGCCTAAAGGTCAGGAGAAACAACTCTTGGGAGTAGTTTACACAGGCGGGACCTTTGATTTGTTCCATGCGGGACATGTGGAGTTTCTCAAACGATGTTCGGAGCTGGGAAGCGTTGTGGTCTCGCTAAACACCGATGAATTTATAGAAGAATACAAAGGTAAGCCGCCAGTAATCAGCTACGCAGATCGCAGAGATGTTTTGCTTGCTTGTAAGTATGTAGATTCGGTTGTGCCTAACATTGGGGGGCCAGATAGCCGCATAACGATTGAATCAGTTATGCCTGACCTAGTTGTCATCGGTTCTGATTGGGCTAGGCGTGACTACTATACGCAAATGGCTTTTGACCAAGATTGGCTAGACGAACGAGGAATAGGGCTTTGCTACATTCCATACACACAAGGAATCAGCTCTACAGCCATCAAGGAGCGTATGCTGTTTAGGCGATAGACTAGACCTAGATTTAGCAAAGGAACCCAATGGCAATTACAAATGGTTACGCCACACTTTCAGAAACCAAGGCCGCGCTAAGAATTACAGATTCCGTAGACGATAGCCTGCTAGAAATGGCTATTGAGTCAGCTTCTCGATTGATTGACGGCTATACCTACAGATACTTCTACAATGCAGGAACCGCAACCAGGGACTTCGTTGCCTCAGATTCTTACCTGACAATTATTGATGATTTGATTAGCCTTTCTGAGCTAAAGACAACTGATGAAATTGGTAGCGAGTATGTAACTTGGGGGTCGGCAGATTACCAGCTACGCCCAGTAAACGGGAAGCAAGATGGACTAAATGTTCCATACACAAGCATCCTTTCTACTGATGACTTATTGTTCAACATACTTGGTGAGCAAGCTCTCGTTCGTGTGACTGGCGTGTGGGGTTGGTCAGCGGTTCCAATCGCAATCAAGCAGGCGACAATTATTCAGTCTTCAAGAATCTACAAGCGCCTTGACTCGCCTCTTGGTGTTGCTGGCTTTGGTGATCTCGGTGCTATCCGTGTTGGTCGTTCGCTTGACCCAGATGTTGAGCAGCTAGTAATGCCTTACCGCATTATGAGGACCTTTAGCTAATGGCATCTATCTCAGACATCCGCGCTGGGATTGCAACCAACCTTGCAACCATTACTGGTCTTCGGACAGCCGCAGAGATTCCAGACAACCCAAACCCGCCAATAGCTATTGTGTCTTTGGATTCGGTCAATTATGACAGGGCCTATGCCAAAGGGCTAGTAGAGTACAACTTCACGGTCACGGTGATTGTAGGTCGTTCAGCCGAGCGTATTGCTCAAAGAGCGCTAGACACTTACATTTCAACAGGGGCAAACTCTATCAAAAATGCGATAGAGTTAGACAAGAGCCTTGGCGGTAAAGCCTACGATTGCCGAGTAGCTTCATTGAACTCGATTGGTTCAATTCAACTAAATGACAACACATACCTGGCTGCTGACTTCACGGTCACAGTCTTAGCAAACTAGGAGAAATACACATGCCAAAGTTTTACGCTGCGGATTACAAAATTACCGTAGGAACCGCAAACCTCAGCACTTCAGTAAACTCAGTAACCCTTGACATCACCGCAGACGAAGTAGAGACAACCGCTTTCGGTTCGTCTTACCGCACTCGCATTGGTGGCCTAAAGGATGCTTCAGTATCCCTTGACTTTATGCAGGACTTCGGTGCAGGAGCCGTAGACGCACTACTGTTCCCACTATTGGGATCTACAGTTGCAGTCAAGATTGCACCTACCTCTGGAACCATTACTGCCACAAATCCGCAGTACGAGTTCAACGCGCTTGTAACGCAGTACTCGCCCTACGCGGGAGCAGTCGGCGATTTGGCTACCCTTTCAGTTTCATGGCCTGTAGACGGCGCAGTAACTAGAGCCACAGCCGCAGCCTAATCCGCTAGGATAAAAGAATGAGACTAAACCTACAAGTTGCTTACTCTACTAAACCAGATGAGCTAAAAGAAATCATTTGCAATCCGTCTGACATGGTAAAGCTTGAAACTAAGTTTGACATGTCAATAGCCAGTCTTGAAAACAACATCAAGATTACTCACTTGCTTTTCCTAGCTTGGGCAAGCGAGTCCCGCACTAAAGCAACTACTTTGGCGTTTGAGGAGTGGGTGGACACTGTTGAAAGTGTCAGCCCGTCTGAACAAAAAAAATAGTTGGGCTTGGTGACACTTCAGCTCATTGGTATCTTGCCACATTAGCTGTCGAGACAGGCATCAGTCCCAGAGAGCTTATGAAGCTCGATGATCGGATGCTCTGGACCATAGGTCGCTATCTTGTATGGCGAGCTACGCACCAAGCACCTAAGCGCTAAGAAGAAGCACCCTTCGGGGTGCTTCTTTTTTGTTCGGTAGACTTGGGGTAGATAGGCGGGCTAAATGGCATTGATACTTTACTCAGGGCGTGCAAGCGCTTTGAAGGTCTACGCCTCAGACTGGAAAGTCTTTGCTAAAGCCCTCTATGAAATAGATAAAGAGCAGTCGTTTGAATTGAAAAAAAGATTCAAAGAGATAGCTAGACCAGTGCAAAGCTCGGTCAAAAAAGAATTACAACATGGATACCGTGGTGAAGCCCCTATGCGCGGTATGCGTCATGGTGGTCGTACTGGTTGGAGTCGGGACTATGGGAACATTGGTAGTGCAGTAAGCGGAGCCAAGAGGCAACCCTATGATTCAGTTCTAGTAGAAGCCTTCAATAAACCCAAAAGAGGACAGACAGGCATTGCTCGACTAAGAGTCAGATCTGCTGCTACTGTCCTCAGCGATGTCGCTAGACAATCAAGTGGGCGCTCGTATACAAGGATGTATAAAATTAGAGAGTTTGGTGGCGAAGAAATTATGCGAAACCACATACTCAGCCCTAAAAGCACTAGCCAGTTTCTTCAAAACCTAGGTCCTATTGCCAAACCGAGTAAGCGCAAAAAGTCCAGACAGGTTTACCCAGGATTTGACAAAGCCTATCCTGAAGCAAAAAAAGAAGCCGAAAAAGCGATAGCAAGAACTATAGCCGTTACAGAAGCAAAGATTGATAGGAAGAACCGATGAGCCAAATGTTCCTGAATGTGGTCAGCACATTCAAAGGAGACGGACTTAGCGCCGCTACCAGACAGCTAGGACAATTCGGTTCGGCGGCCAATGGACTTGGCTCAACCCTAGGTAAAGTCGGTGCTGCTCTTGCTACCTTTGGTATCGCTGCTAAAGCGGTTTCTTTTACCAAAGATGCAATAGATGAAGCTAAGAACCTACAACAAAACCTATTCTCTCTTGAATTAGTATTTGGCAGTCTTGCACCAGAAATGCAAAACTTCGCAAAAAACGCCGCGTCAATAGGTTTGAGCCAGGCAGAAGCAGCAAAAGCATCTGTATTTCTTGGTTCGGTTCTAAAGCAGTCTGGTTTCGGGATTGTAGATGTAGCAGATAAGACTCAGACGCTTGTAGGCCTAGCAACAGACCTAGCACTGGTTTACAACTACGATGTTTCCGAAGCCCTTATGGGTATGACAGCCCTATTCCGCGGTGAGTACGACCCGATTGAAAAATTCGGTGTCGCTATGAAGCAGAGCGAAATAAATGCTGTTCTTACAGCAAAGAAACTCAATCACCTGACAGGTGAACAAAGAAGGCTTGCTGAGCAAACAATTCGGTACGACTTGCTTATGCAAAGAGTAACCGATTCATTAGGTGCTTTTGGTGCTTCCTCTGGAAACCTGGCAGCAGAAACTCTAAAGCTATCTGCCGAGTTCAAGAATATGCAGTCTAATGTCGGTACTGCACTAGTCCCTACAGTGACTGATCTTGTTATTGCACTAAAGCCCCTAGTTGAGCAGCTAACTCCTAGGCTAATCAAAGTTTTACAGGATTCAAAACCTGCTATTGAAACCTTCACTCAGCTAATAAAAGATGCTGGTGATAGCTCAACAACTACTGGTCAAACCGTAGGCGCTTTGGCTACATCGCTAGGAACTGTGTTTAGGATTCTGGCAGAAAACCTAGGGCTTCTTATCCAACTTGCTGCATTATTGGCGGCAGTCAGAGTCGCAGTTGTGCTTTGGAGTGCTGCTTTAGCGCTGACCCCCCTAGGTGCAGTCGCTTTAGGAATTACTGCCGTAGGTGGAACACTTCTTGTTGCCATAGATAGGTTCAAGGAAGTCAATAAGCAATTAGATATAACTAATCCTGCCTTAAGCGATGCGGCTAAGAATACTGTTGCCTTGAAAGAGTCTATGGATGTACTCCAGGTTGTTCTTGGCCCTGTATACACATTATTCAGCAATCTGACCGATTCTGTTTTTGCGTACATTATGCAGCTCCAAGGCATCCCGACTGACATCAAAACAAAAGTAACGATTCAGACTGACTACATAGATGGTGCTGAACGGAGAAGGAGATTAGAGGCAGATCTAGCAGGCGCTGCGGCAGGTACTGGTGCTGGTGCTTTACCAGCAGTAGAAACAGCTGGTTCCGCGGTGTCTAAACAAATAGCAACAGTAAGTTCGGTCCTCAAAAAAGAAGGGGTACTTGCAACTAGAGAAAGCAAGCTTCTTGGCGCAGGAGTTAGTGCTGGGTTTGCAGATCTTATTGTTTCAACTGCCAAGACTAAAAAAGCTTTCCAAAAAGAACTAGCCAAGGTATCCAGTCCAGAGGGGCTACAAAAGCAACAAGCTAAATTCAATAAGACGGCTGCTGGTATTGCTGAGTTAGCCGCCGCTGCTAGTGCGGCCGCCGCTGAGCTGGCTGCTGCTCAAGAAGCTACCGCTAGAGCTGCTCAAGAATCAGCGGATAGGGAAGCTGCTGCTTTGGCTGAGCGCGAGCGCATTTATAGCTCGTTCTTGGATTCGGTCAAATCTACATTTGCCAGCATCAAGAGCGCTATTGTCGGAGCATTTGACATCACTGAATTAGGCGGATCTACAAACGCAATTATCCGCAACATGAACAAGCTTTTGTCTAAAGTGAGGGACTTCTCCAAGAACATCTCGCAACTTGCAACAATGGGTCTTGACCCAGCTTTGCTACAGCAGGTCATCCAGGCTGGTCCTATGGCTGGTGCAAGACTCGCAAGCGCCCTTGTAGCAGGCGGAGCAGGCGCTCTGGGTCAGATAAACGCAGGGTTTGGTCAGATTGGCTCACTAGCATCTGAAATCGCTACAGTAGGCACTCAGTCACTATTCGGTCAGGGCAAACAAGAAACCATCTACAACATAAATGTCAGCGGTGGAGTCGGTTCTGGAGCAACCATCGGTAAAGCAATCGTAGACGCAATCAAGGACTACGAGCGCACCTCTGGTGCTGTCTGGCAGGGTGCGTAATGCCAGCTCCCGCAGTCAAGGTTGAGCTTGGTCTAAATCTAGGCGAACGAGACCCGTACGCTTTCAAGCTTGATGATTCGGTTCGAGGCGTACTTGACAACACAGAGTACACACTCGGCGGAGAACGCTTGTTTGACATTACCCCAAGACTTGTCACAGCTCAGATTCGCCGCGGTAAGTCTGAGGCCCTAGATCGTATTGACGCTGGTGTGCTTTCGGTCACAGTAGACAACTCAGACAGAACCTTTGACCCGCTATACGAAAACGGTCCATATTTCGGTCAGCTTATACCTAGGCGTACGGTTAGAGTGACCAGCAACGACCAGCCAGTCTTTATTGGCTTTATAGATGACTTTGACATTCAGTACGAGCCAGGTGTTCAATCGGTTGTCCGTATTGACGCTTCTGACGCTCTTTCGGTTCTCACTAACGCAGGGCTTGAGGAGTTCACTCCTAACTCAGAGCTATCAGGCGCTCGCATAAACACAGTCTTAGACAGACCTGAAATTGACTGGCCTGCTGAGCTAAGAGAGATTGACCCTGGCAACTCAACAATGCTAGATGCAGATGTTGCAGAAGGCACAGCAGCGCTTGAATACTTACAGCTTGTGGCTAACTCAGAGTTCGGTACTTTGTTCTTGGGCAAGGATGGCAAAGTTGTCTTCCGCGAAAGAAACGCTGTCCCGAACACCCCTGACATTGTGTTCTCAGACGAAATAGTTGCAGGCGTTTACACAGGTATTCAGTTTGCCGATGTAAACATCATTTACGGATCAGAGAACCTTTACAACAGAATTGCCCTGACAAACGGCGATGTCTTCCCAGAAGAAGCCTTTGCCGAGGATGCCACTTCTCAGGCAGTCTACGGACCAAGAACTCTAAGCCAATCAGGACTACTTATTCAGGAGCCAGAGCAGCTTCAGTTCTTGGCTGACTTCTTCTTAGCTCGTTACAAAGAGCCTCAGTATCGCTTTGAGACCGTCACAGTAGTCCTAGACACCCTAAGCACCGTGAACCAAGACAAGGTACTGGACCTAGAAATAGGTGACATCGTGCTGGTTCGGTTTGAGCCTTCTGACATTCCACCAGCCATCGAGCAATACTGCCGAATCATCGGTATAAACCACGACTGGACTCCAGGTAGCAAGAACATCAGCTTCAGCCTAGAA